CACCGCAGTTGACGCTATTGATGTTCCCGAACGAGGAGTCAGCTACATTGGTGTAGTAGGTGATGTTCTGGTTGACACCGTCGGCAGCGACTCCGACATAGATGTGGACGCCGGCACCCTCATTCTCCATGAAGGCGTATGGCACCTCTCCGCTCCCGGTGAACGGACAGGAACCGTACGACTTGAGTTTTGTGCTGGTGCCGCTGACGATCTTCCAGATGTCCAGAGTATTGTCGGTTGCGTTCGCAATGATCCGGTATCCGTTCCCAGTCGATATGAAGAACCACATCTCGAACCAAGCATTGCCAGTTTCGATGAAGAACATCTCATATCGGCCGCCGGTGAATGCTGTCTTCCAGTAGCCAGAATCGGGGATTGCACTAGCGCCGTCGCCCGAGCGCTGCTGCATTGCGTTGCTATGAATCACCGGCGCAGGATCACTGGTCACCATCGGCGTCGTCCAGTTGGTGCCCAGCGCTCCGTCGGCTCTATTGAAGCCGTCGGTGACTGCAGTTGCTGTTTTAGTTGGGGCGGCCATGGGCTAGTGGGATGACTCCCGAGTTGTCGCCAATACGGAAGTCATCCCCTGCCCCCTACAGAACAGCCGCCGGCACTTCCTCGATGGACTTGACGACCCACTGCTTCTCCAGCGTCGCATCCATCGCGCCGTCTGGATTGTCAGAGAACTCGCCACTGGATGCGACTTCCTGAGTTGCGATGTCGAAGGCTTGCTGCTCGGCAAGGCGCTTCGCCGCGTCCTCACTGCCCACATCCATCGTGATGTGCCGGAGCATCGGCCGCTGGATGGTCTCGCCGTTGGCGTCCAGATCGTCAAACGTCTGGGGCTGGCCCTCGGGCGGCACCATGATCACGTTGTACAGCGTCACAGCTAACCTCCGATGTTGTCCGGTGGTGCCTTCTCTAGGTATCGGCCAAAGACCGGGCCGATCTCACTGTTCTGCCAGTGCGCCAGTTGGATCTCAGCGCCCGACAACTTTTCGTAGAGTTCTCGGTCGATTGCAACGACATCTTCGCCGGTATGTTGAAGGATGACGTACATGCAGCAGACGGCGAAACGCGTGATAGTTGCAGCCGCGATCTTCTGCTTCTCCAACTCCTCACGCAGGATGCGTAGCTCCACCTCCTGCATCTGGATGACGTCTGCCGGCGTGATGTCCATCGCGTTCTTGACGGACGACAGCCCCTTGATTGCGGCCGGAGCGTACACCGTCAGGTCAGGCCCGCGCCGTTCGATGTCGCCCGGACGAGCCATTAGGCTGCCGTGCCCTTGAGGACGCCGGTTGCGTCCCACTGGATTGTGAAGGTGCCGGATGAGACCGACTGATCAGCACCCATGTCCACGTATCCCATGACCGGCGACGTGGACGCCGTGCCGGTGGACTTGTAGATGCAGCCAATCCGGCAGGTGAACGTCGCTGACGCCCATGATGCGTTGGCGGCACCGAGCCTCGACTCGTTGCTGGCAGAGTCGTAGGTGAGCGTCTTGGAGCCGAGGGTGACACCACCAGCGGTGTAGCCACCCGCAGCCGCCAACTCGTTCGTCGCGGCGGTGAAGAACTCGTCTGTGTCCTGGTTGGGGACATAGGTCGAGGTGTGCAGCGACACCTTGATCGTGTCCGACGACCAGTTGACAGGCGTAGCTCCCCACTGATCCTTGACGTTCAAGCCGTACCATTTGGCAGTGACTGCCATGAATCCTCCTTATGCTGCTACTGCCTTGAGCACGCCTGTTGGATCCCAGACGAGCGTATAGGTGCCGCCGCTGATCGACTGGTCTGCACCCATATCGGTGTACCCCAGCAGCGGTGATGTTGAACCCGTGCCTGTGTTCTTGCGGACGACCGAGATGCGGAAGGTGAACGTCGCTGCCGTCCACTGAGCATCGTCGGCGTCGAGTCGTGTTTCGTTTGACGCCGCATCGTACGTCAGCGTCTTGTTGACGAGCGTATAGCCGCCGGCAGTGTAGCCGTTGCCGGTTGCTAGCTCGCTGGTTAGGTCTGTGTAGTATTGGTGCGTGTCCTGGTTCGGTACATAGGCAGACGTATGGAGGGACACCTGGATCGTGTCATTCACCCAGTCTATCCGAGAGGCAGCGGTCGATGACCATTGCCCCTTACCGGCCAGGCCAAACCACTTTGACGTCGCGGCCATACTGCCTCCTGGGCGAGATTGGGCGGGCCGAAGCCCGCCCGCTCACGCTACTGGGTTGACCTCTCGATGATCGCGGCCAGACCCTTCTCGACGCCGGCACGCGGGACGCCGCCAGTTGCCTGCGTCTCGGCGTCCAGCACTTTCTGGGCCTGCTCGGGATCGTTGTTGGCCAACGCAATCGTCTGATCGACGTTGGGGTGATGCTCCTCGATGTAGTCGGCCAGTTCGTCGGCGCTCATCGCGCCGGGATTGTCCGCCTCCACCTCGGCCGGTGCCTCTGCCTCGGCTGCGGCCTCTTGCATGGCCTCCAGTTCGGCATCGGTGTAGAACGCGCCCAGACGCTCGCCCTTCTCCAACGCGAGAGGGCCAAGCTCCTCGACGGTGACCTCCTCGCCCTGCGATGCCGTTCGCTCGGCAAGGATCGTCTCGCCGGGGAACATGGGCGATTCGGTTTCGACCATCCAAGGGAACAACAGCGCCTTGATCGTGCGGGTGTCGCCGCTGAACTCCTCGGGGGATTCGTAGTCGGCAAGCGACTCGGACTGCATCGCCTTGCCGAACACTGAGGGTTGGTCGGCCATGTTAGCCCGCCAGTCCTGTGACCTGCATGACGGCATGAGGCTGATCGACGAAGAACAGCGGCCGGACGCTGGACTGTGTCCAATACCGCTGCGTCTCCTGCTCATACCACGACTCGGTCATCAGCGGCTGCTCGACCCGCATCTGACCGACCTGACCGGTGGCGACGACGATTGCCGTCCCAGGAGTGACCCTGTTCGTGACGAAGATGTCGTAGCCTGTGCTGGCGAGCAGATCGCTCAGGAAGTTGCCGTAGATCGTCGCCAGGTTGAAGTATTCCTGTGGGTTCATGATCCACAGGTCGTACACATAGCCAAGCTCCTCCTGCTCGGCGATCTGCGTGACCCGAGCGAAGTCACGGCCAGGCCAGAGGGTGGCATTGCTCGCAGACGAGCCGGTGGTGACCACCGTCGTCCAGTTGTTGCCGACCGTCGTCCGCGAGTTCGCGGCGATGGCGGCGTTGAGGACATCCACCGCCCGCTGATTGATCTTGCGGACAATGGTGTTCGCCAGTTGCCGAATCTGGCGGGTGTAGACAGAGATGTCGTTGCGATCCCTGGCTTCCACCGTCATGAAGAACTTGCCGCCCCACTTCTCGACGGTCGCGACCTGCGGTGCGCGGCGCTGGGAGGTGAGGATTGGGAACTCGGTTCCCGGCGCGATCATCTCGAAGTCACGAGTGAGGTACAACTCGTTGACTTGGATCACGTCGTAGATCACGGCTCCACCGGTGACGCCACCTGCGCTGGTGAAGACGCGATCCGCAAAGAACCGCTGGAGCGTGAGATCCATCAGCGTTCGCGTGACTCGCGTCGGCTGCTGGAGCGCCCAGTCCACGGTGTACGTCGTACCGCTGACCGTCGGCGGGCCAAGCGGATGCGGCACCGGGTTGGGGTAGAACGATGCCTCGATCTTCTTCTCACAGGTGATGATGATGTCCCGCGCGTTCAGGCCGGAATCCAACATCGCCTCCAGATCGGGCTCCAGTTCCGGAAGTAGTGTTCGCCTCATGTCACCTCCCTTCCTACGTTGCCAGGAGCAACAGCACTTCCGCGTCGTTGCCCACTGTCGCTTGGTTGTCCATCGCCGTCCCGATGACGATGCCAGTCGTGTGCGGGACGACGCGCCCCTGCGCATCCACGTCCAGGTCTTGTCCCGCCGTGATTGCCGCTCCGGCCGTGATCGGCACGATGCCCTCGCGGATGATCGTCGCCATGCCGTTCTGCGGCACGTCGAACGCGAACACGCCCAGACCGCGTACACCGGCGACCGTGGCCTGGCCAACCGAGTAGACGTTGGACTTGTCGGTCGAGGCGTCGGCCACGAGGCCTGCGCCCTGTGACCCGGCAGCGACGTAGGTCGAAGTGCGCGGGCCGGTAATGACCGCGACCCGCTTGCCGGTTGCTCCCGCTGCCGGCGTGACCTTGCCGGTGATGCGGTCGCCTTCCTCCTTGAACGGGATGCAGTCGTTGGCCATTAGACCGTACCTCCCGTCCCATAGTGCTGATCCTGCGTGACCGATCCGGCACGAGCCGTCCCGCGCTCACGCAGCTTCTTGACCTCGGGGAACCAGTCGTCCGGCAGCGATGCGCCGTTGCCGGCTGAGACTTCCTCGGCTGCCCCGGTGCTGCCCCGCTCGCGAACGGGGATGACCCCGGCCTCCAGCGAGTTGATGAAGTCGATGGTCGCTTGCCGGCCGGCAGGGTTGTTCAGCTGCGTGAGGTAGCTGGCCCTGGCCGATGGCGGGAACCGACCATCGCGGATCGCTGCGTCCACGATCTGCTCGTTGGACGCGAGCACCCGCTCCTCCTCGTGCCGTCGAGCTAGCGCAGCATCGTGCTGCAGTCGCTCGAAAGCGGCGGCATCCACGGTGACGGCCCTTGGCCTGCTCCCGGCCTGGACATCCTCGTCGGATTCGCTGTTGTTCTCGTCCTCATCGTCGCCGTCACCGTCGTCATCCTCGGTGCCGTCGTCCTCAGTGGACTCCGCAACAGTTTCTTCCTCGGTTGCCGTCGAGGAGGCCATGACGCTCCGCGTAGCGGCTTGGATCTGCTCGTCGGACGCATCCGCCGGCAGGCCCAAGCTCGCGCAAAGCTCCGCGCGAGTCATAGTGCCTCCTGGGTCTGTGGTGTCGGGGCGCGATTCGGCCCTCGTTGCGTAGATGATGGCATCCTCACCCTCACCAACGAGGGCCGAAGCAGCAATGCCAGCCGCCATCTGTGCCGGCACATCCTTGTAGTCCAGGACGACCTGAACGGGGTCATTGAAGGCCACGTCGTCGCCATCGATGTCGAAACCGACGCGGAACAGGTGACCATCATCATCGTCCACGACCAGCTCATCCGGATCGAGGCGCATGCCACGAATCCACCAGAACTTGGTCGCGTCTCCGATGCCGTCCAGGTGCTCGTAGTACCTGGTGCGGACATCCTCGATGTTCATCGCGGCATTCACACCTCCTACTTGCACGCCTGGCGGCCCAGCCGCATCGAGCAACAGCGGCAGATCGTCCAGGGTCGAGCAACCCGGCCAGGTGACGCCTAGCAGGGAAACGGCCGTCAGCACCATCCGGTACTTGCGACCGGTGACGGTCTTGTGATGTTCGATCAGATCGACGTTGACTCCCAACCCTGCCTCGATGCTTCTGCCCGGATAGGCAATCGGGATCAGGTTCGCGAGCCAGTCGAACGTCACAACATCGCCGTAGACCGTCTGACCGTTGTTGCCAACGACCATGTTCTCGACGCGGCCCAGGGCGGGCTCACCGTCGTGTTCCGGAGTGTTGAACCTTGGATCCTTGTGCCCGATCTTCAGCCTCGGGTCTACGATTGCTGGATCCTCGGTCGCCAGCACGGCATCCGACAGTTCCTCCTCAGTGAAGGTTTTTGGGCCGGTAGCCAGATGGTACTCGATGCCCGTCGATATGAGGGGAACACCACGAATTGCCGATAGTGGCGTATCCGGAATCTTCTCGATGACCAGGGTCATCGTCTCCTCTTGCCTCCCGTCTTGCGCCACTTGCGCGCGTTCAGCGCGAAGGTAGCTCGTTTGCGGGTGGTCGGGTTCTTGCTCTTCTTCAGGCGCTGCAGAGTGCTCACCGGGATGTTGCTCCCCTTCTTGGTCTTGGCCGCAGCACGGAGCTTGCCACGGTTCTTCTTCTTGATCTTGATCGGTGATCTTCCTTTGCGCCTAGCCATGCTACTTCCCCTTCTTGGACTTCTGTGGCCGACGACCGCCACCCTTCTTGAAGGGCGCAGCCTTCTTGCCGCCGAAGTTCTTTGAGCCGCGCCTGGCCATCGCTACTTCCAGCCCGTCAGTCCCATGTCACCTCGGGACTTGGCCAGAGCAGCGTGCAGCTGCGCCCCTGCCGTCATCGCTCCTGCCGACTCGGGCCTGGGCTGGTTCTGGACTTCCCACTTGGCAGTGGGGATGTTCTTGTCGCCGGAACTGCTCTCGCCCCGGCGATGCGCGTCGATCTTACCGGCCATGTGACCTCCTTGGTCGCGCGGAGTCTACTGCAGACGGCGGACGATGGCCGCCGACCGGGAGGGAGCAACTCCCGACCGTGCGCTTCGCCGACGGCCACGCCCGCACAGCTAGCCCTGACTCCCTGTGCCCTGCTTGGTAGTGCCGGCAGGTTTGGGCGGGTGTTGTTCGGGCTGTGTTCCGGAGGCCGACCCTGCCCCAGCTGTCCCAGGGCCAGACGGTGGGCGCGGTGCGAGCGGAACAGGGTCTGGCGCTCCGTCCATCTTCGGAGGCAGGCCCGTCTCCTTGCGCAGGGCAACCTCCAGATCGCGGTCTAGTACGATGGCGCCGGCATTGATCAGCCCAGTGATCTCAGTCAGCGCCAAGTCGATGTCCTGGTCGTAGCCGAGCAGCGGCACTAGCTCCTCGCTTGGGCCCCAGTTCCAGTCCACATAGTCTTCGATCACGTGCATGTTGAACACGTCCGTGAACCAGTCGGCTACCGCTGCCTGCCCCTGAGCAAAGAACTCATGGAACGTGCGCCCGAGCGCTCGACTGCCGGTGGTGGTCATCCCCAGCTGGAGCATCATCAGGAGCCATTGACGGGCCATCGCCTCGTCGTGGTAGCGCATCGACTCGACTACGTTGGTGTTGCCGGCTCTCGCAATCTGCATCTGCGCGCCGTACGGGATCGCGCCACCGGCCTGCTCACCGATCTTGAAGTCTCGCGCCATCTTGTGGAGTTCGTCTAGCTCGGCAGGTGTGGCGCCAGGTTGTCCCACCACGTACGGTACGCCACCTGCACGTCCATGATTGATGACATCGATCCGGACGAGCTTGTCCTTGCAGAGCCAGTTCTTGTAGCAGTCTCTCATAGCGCTGCGTCCGATCCACGAACCATCCTCCTGTTCCCAGATGTACGCGACGAGATTGTCAACCGGGATCAGCGGCATCTGCATCGGCACCATGTACGCATTGCCTGAGGTGATGTTCTGCTGAAGGTAGACGAGCCCACCGTCGTCCGAGACACCGATGTTGGCGATGTACTTCTGCGGTCGCTCGGCCAGCTTCTTCAGATGCCACTTGCCGTCCTGGCCGATGAATCCAACCTGCTCGAAGTAGGCGTGGCCAAAGATCAGCCCGCGCATCGCCAGCCGTAGATGGTTCTTGAAGTCGAAGCGACCCTTGCTGCGGCGACGGGGCTTGACCTTCTTCTCGCCTTGGATCGGTAGGTTGAGGTCTTGCGAGCACGCCTGCACCATGTCATCCGGCGCTCCGTTCGGGATGATGTACCAGTCGAAGCGCCGGATGGGAAGAGTCGTGCCCTTGAAGAGAGCGGACATTTGCGAGTCTGTCCGCATTTGGTCGAACACCTTGATCGACTGCGGCCACTTCAGTTCCGGCACGTACTCCTGGTCGTCCATCATGATGCCCCATGACATCATGCCCTGCGGGCCCAGAGTGCCCTGCAGTACGACGCCTAGCTCGTCAACCGGCGGCTTACTCAGCTGCCCATTGACTGCCGGAGCCTCGGTGTAGGCGGTGCTCATCTAGCCTCGCGGCCCTCGTACCGTCTTGGCCGGGTAGTTGCCTCCCGGCATCGACGGCGAGCGGTTCGTGCCGCTGACGCCGCTCTTGCTGACCTTGGCGCCGACGCTGGGCACGCCGGTGCCCTTGCCAGACTTACTTGCGCCTCTTAGTCCCTTGCCCATTGCCTCTCCTTTCGTACTGCCGGATCCATTCCTCCAGTCGAGCCATCCGCTCGCGCAACCTGGCGACTCCCAGCAGCGCGTAGATGGCGGCAGCAGCGATGATGCCGACAACAGTGCTGAGCGCCTCGACTGGGATGTTGTATCCGAGCATCAAACATTGAGCGGTGTGCCCTTCACGCGAGGAGCCTCGGCAACGTTGAGGCAAGCACGCTTGCTCGCCTTGTCACCCATCGGGTGCGTGACTCCGAGATGGGTGTGACTGCGACCGGGATCGCCTGGCCACTGCCCGACACGGCCGATGATGTCGCCCTTCTTGACCTTCTGGCCGAGCCGCACATAGCGGCGATCTTGATGCGTGTAGAAGTACATGAGTCCATCCTTGGTCTGCAGGTAGATGTTCCACCCGTAGACCGAACCGCCGTGAACCCCGCTGGATGGGTCATACCCGGACAGCCGGTAGATGGTGCCGGCCTCGACCGCGAGCACAGGCGTACCGCCCGGTGCCATGTAGTCGAGCGCGTAGTTGTGCGCGATGCCGCCCGTCTCGTGCAGGTACTTCGTGTTGACGGTGCTCTTGGAGCCGAGAGGATGCGGATAGCAGAGATTGCGACTCGCCATTACGGCTTCTTCCCGGCCCACGTCGCGAAGTAGACGGCGGCGATGATGCCTACCTCGACAACGAAGATCCAGCCTTGCGCGTTGGTCATGACACCCTCCTTACATCGCTTTCGTCAGGATGTCGCCTGACACGTCGTCGCCCGCACTGCGCAGGATCGGCTGCGCGACAATAGTTGAGTAGATCGCGGCATCGGCATGGTTCGGACTCTTGAGGCCGCGCTTCTTCATGTCGTCTTTGCTCTCGACCACGATACGGCCGCTCGGATCGGTAGACCACTTCGGCTGCTGTAGCTCGGCAGCGAGTTGATCGTCAGATGGATCCAGGTCGATCAGGCCTTGCTCCATCAGGGAGCGCAGCGTCCACCAAGCTTCGGAGCGCTTGTTGTTGAACTTCATCGGCAGTAGCGCTCGCTCGCTGCCCTGGAAGGAGCCAACCTCGCATCCCCGCTGCCGCAGTCTGTCGTAGACTCCTGCGCCGAGTCCAATCGAATCGACCATCGCAGGGATGCGAATTGGATAGAAGCGGGTGATGTAGTCGTAGATTTTGTCTGCCGACTTCATCGTATCCATCTTGGCCCAAGCGTCCACGCGACGGATTTGGCCACCTCTGTTGTGGTAGATGACGGTCTTGTCCTCTCCCATGCGAGAGACGTCAACGCCGAACCTACCATGCTCAAGGCCGGGCAAATCGGTCGCGTGTGCTTGGGCGATCATGGCTGGACTAATGACGCTCTCGTCACTCGTGTCGGGCCACTTCGCGTGAACCTTGCTGAGATACAGGTTGGACTCTTCACCCCACTCGGCTGCGCGCTCCTCGACCCACCCTTGGCTGGTCAGGCTGGCGGCGACATCCTCTGGGACGTACTCACCGGTGAAGTTAGGCGTATCCCAGGCGCTGATGTTGATGACGTTGTAGAGCGAGCCAGGCATGCACTTGTTGCGGAACTCGGATGCCGGATCGTCGGGGTTGCCGATGGCGAGAACGCGGGAGTCATCGTTCGTCACGATGCTCATGACCGCGTTCCAAAGAGGTATGGGGATTCCGCACGCCTCATCCAGGAGGGCTAGAACGTAGCGCGCATGAATCCCCTGGAAGCTGTCCTCATCATAGTCTTGCGGCTTGCGACCGATGGCTATGAGTTCCTCGGACGACTTCCCCTCTCCCATGTACCACATACATTCCAGGGTGATGCGGCCTGGGAGTCTGGCTTTGCGATGTGCGCGACGTATCTCGCGCCAGAGGATCGCCTGAACCTGATGCCAAGACGGGGCTGTCGTGAGCACAAACGCTGATCCCAGCGGATGCACTTCCGGATCGAGCCACCAGGCGGCGATCCTTGACGCGATAAACGACTTGCCTGGCCCATGGCAAGCCTCGACGGCAGTGTACTTGTTATCGCGCACGGACTCGCAGATGTCGATTTGCTTCGACCAAATGAACTCTTTGAGGCGGGTGTTGATGTAGACAACTGGATCCTGCAGATATGGGCTCGGCTGCGGGTCGAAATAGCGCAAAGCCGCCGCAGCAGTGCCGGGCGGCATTCCAGAGCGCATCTGCTCGAAGTCTAGGACGCTGGTGATAACGTCACCGCCTCAATATCTTCCTTTTGAATTGGTCGTCCACCCTCCAGAAGGATCAAATGCCGGCGCACGGCGAGCTTCGCCTGCTGCTGCTGCGCGGGCGTCAGGTCGATGTCGTCCAGAACGCCGTGCATGAAGGCCGCGATTGTCTCGCCGTACATCTCAGCGAGCTTGATCGCCCGCTCCGCCAGCCCGAGCTTGACCGCTTCGGACGAGAACTTGAACAATCTGTGCTGCGCTGCGGTGCGTTCGCGCACGAAGATGTTCATTTGCTTCCCGATCACTGTGTTCTCGACCCAATCTTCCTCGTTGTCGATCTCAGCGATCTGGTCAGAGAGCCATTTGATCTCCCCGGCAGTGATCCGGATGCACCAGATCATCGCCTCGACCGGGTTCATGTCGATGGGGCAGCCCATGAGCCGCGACTCTGCCGCCAGAAGGTGCTTGCGCTGGTTCGGCAGCATAC